TTTTTTGAATTAATTTTCCAATTTTCATCTACAAATAGTTCTTTATCATCACCTTTTTCATTCTCCAGTGATGTCTTATTTAGAATCTTAAGTAATAGTTCTGAATCATAATATTTAAATGTTTCCTGTCCTATTAATATATTTTTTATTTGTTCTTGATATTTTAAATCTATAAAATCATCAATAACTAATATTTCATTTTCTTGAATCATTAATTTTTCAATGGTATTTTCACTATATCATAGTTAAAGTTCTCTTCATTATACACTTTTATTCTCTCAATGAGATGATTCAGTGTGTAGTTTCTTCTTGATTTGTAACTAATATCATCAGCAATATCATATAGAGTTGCCTTTGTTTTATTGTTTCCCTTTCTTAAGACTCTTCCGATTGATTGGAGGTTTCGTATTCGAGATTTAGATGGGGAAGCAAAGATGACATTATGAAGGTTCTTAATGTTGATTCCTGTTGAGAAGGTTCCGTAAGAGGCAATAATGATTGCGTTACTCTCCATTTCTGTAATTGACCGAACCTCTTCTCGATCTTCTGTTGCAACTCCTCCGTGTACGAAGAAGACTTGTCGTTGTTCAAGTACATTATTCTCCTGTATCAAATTATATAGGGGTTCTCCATGTCCTTCGACCCTTGCGAATAAAATTAATGTATTACCTTTGAGATCAAGGGCAAGATTTTTGATAAAATTATTTCTCTTTTGATGTCCAATAATATATTGTATTTCATCTTCAAAAGTTTCAAATTTATTCGGTGAATGTTTTAGTAACAACACATTGATATCTAAAGTGGCAACGTGTCCTTTCTTCATTAGTTCATCAGTCTTAATAATCTTATATGATGGTCCGAATAATCCCTCTAATACCCACTTATGTGTCTGTGTTCCATCAAGAGTTCCTGTAAAACCAAAACGATATTTGGCATTATCAAGTTTTGACATTATAGATATTAATGACTTTGATTTGAATTGATGTGCTTCATCTCCAATTACACATCCAAAACGATTAAAGTATTTGCGAGGAAGTTTATAGATTGATTGCCAAGTTGTAATAATTACCTGAGAATCTGTTTCTCTTTCTTTACCAGCGTATATCTTGTGGCAGAATGAACCAACATCCCAACCATAATCCTCGAAATCTTTATACATCTGTTCTACTAAAGATGTCGTCGGAACTACTATCAGAATACTTAATTTTTTTTCAACGTAATATCTCACAATCCCGTATATCATCAAAGACTTTCCTGAAGCAGTTGGAGATATCAATAACCTACGATTGTATTTTAAAGCGTCGTGTACTCCCTGAATCTGATAATCTCTAGGTTTATATTTACTTACAGCATTTAAATAATCTTTGACACCCTCTTCACAGATACCATCATTTACCTCAAAAGGTAAACCATAGAACTTGCTTGGTTGAAAATCATATGTATATCCGTGATCTTTACAGAACTGTACAATCTTATCTAACAGTCCAACATATATTTGATTGTTCTGAATATTAAATAACCTTATCTTTCCGTCCCAATACTTATTTTTATAAGTTGGCATAAACTTTGCACCTGGCACTTCAAAGGTGAAATAGTCTGCTAACTCATAATAAACATGCATATCAGACTCAATCTGAAGATGCACTTCATTCTTTTTTGATATTATCAAATGCGACATAACATCGATCAATATCAATTATTTAGTTATGTTTTATAAACCTACTTTTTATTATTTTTTTTCTTTGGTTCAGGAATACTTCCTTTTTCAATATTTTTTGTTGTAGGTTTATCACCATACTTTGGTTCAATACCTAATTTTTCTTTATTCAGCAAATCCTTCATTTTTCTCTTTTCAATTGTTCGAGGAAAACTGGATTTAATCATTTCATTAGGACGAGGACCTATTGGTGTGGTTCCCAAAGGAGGTTTTGATAATTGTCGATTTGCATCTCCCATATCTTTAATCGCATCCATCGCCTTTTTTGCATCCTTATCGCCATCCAAATACTTATGTTTCATATCAGTATACGCTTGTCGATTAAATTTCTTTCCGACATTTCTCATATCAGTATGACGACCTTTAGTTGTATCATAATATAGTTCATTACCAAACTTATTTCTAAAAGTATTATATTTACCTGTTTGACCTGGTCCCAAAAGTTGGTAACTTCTTAATTGATTTTCTGCACTTCTTCGCATTGAAGTGAAAGGATTTCCTTTATAATTTCTCATTCCTATATTGTGAGGTCCACCTACAAGTTCTGCTTTTGGAACTTTGGGAACCTTTGGATCGATCCTATATTTTCCAAATGTTTTCATATAATTCATTCCTTTCGTACTAACATTAAGTTTTTTTAGAGTTTTAAGTCCAATTTTACCCGCTGCCATAGCAGCTTCAAACTTGTTAAGTTCAGTAATAAATTGATTGTAAGTTTTCATTCTACTATTGTATCAAACCAATCCTGACTCATACCTGAGATAATTTTATCTGCAGAATCAGCATCAACTGCATACTTCTCATCAATCAGATGTTGCTTTACTTTCTCGTAATTCTCGTGAATCTTTTTTGTTTCTCTGGGAGTTGGCTTCATTGTATTAGTAAATCTACTAAGTTATTTATGATTTAAACCATTCAGTATCATAAGTAGAGTCACTAGAACCATATTTACCAATTGGTATTAAATTAAAAGCTAAAGAGTGTCTGGGTCTTTTACTCTTATTATCTAATATTGAATGCTCTAGATAACTTGGGAAAAATATAAGCATATTTTTTTTAGGTTGAATATCCCAAGTCTTTGAATTATGTAAATTTAAATCCGCTGATTTATCAGAAATCATAAAAAAACTGTTAAAACGAATTAGAGGATCAAAAAACCGTATATTACCAGAGTTATCTTCATAATCATCAAAATAATATAATCCACTATAAAAACTATTATGATGTTGATGCATTGCACAAGTATGATAAGGTTTCATTCTGGTAAACCATGATGTGCTAATGGTAAAATTATTATTAAGTTTTAGAATATTATAAGAATAATCCTGAAAAATTTTTATAATTTCTATTCCAAGTTCTTGATAATCATTTATCACGCAAAGAGAACTAGATTGCTCTGCTGATTGACCACTTTTACCAGAGTTATTAAAATTTATATTGTTTATATCAATTGTATTGAATTTACTATCCAAATCATTTACTACTAAATTAGATGGAAACAAAGGTAATATTTCCATTAATTATATCCTGCTTGGAATTTATTCCATTCAATTGCATTTTTAATTTGATATGTCCTACCTGATATATTTCTAATTATCTCCTCTAAAAACTTGAGCATTATATCATAATATTTAATTTTCATATCAACTTTATTCATCTTATCGTCTGCCTCCAAATGTCTTTGAATTGCATCTTTTTCACGGACTTTATATGGAAATGGTTCTTCTGCATATACTTCTGCAGTTGCTTTACCAGTATAATAATTATATCTTTCCAGTCTTACTTTAGCATATTGTTCTCTTGCCCTTTCACGCAACAAAGTAATAGTATTGTAGAGTGTATAATACTTTGAGTGAAGTTGAGGTATTTTTAGTGATTCATCATGTAAATTATCAGGATCGATTTTGGAATCTTTTTCCCACATCTCCTGAATTTGTTCAAGATTCATAGACTACTTTTCAAATCATATATCGTATACTTGAATGTTGCTTCTGCTGTAAAGTACTGAACATCAGTGTTAGTTGCATCAAAATCGAGAGATGTTATTGATACTGGAAATAGATCATTAAATTTTACTTTAGCAACTTCTCTGTAATTGCTATTTAAAATACTTAGAGTTCCATCACAAAATGCTTCTTTTGGATCTCTTATACCATCAGAGTCGGTAGTGATATCTTTAAATTGTTTTCCAGATTCTGGAAATCCCAATCCTTTTAGCCAGTTATAAACTGAAAGATAGTTTTCCATATTTTCATCAACTAGAAAACGAAGAGTAAAATCTCCAAAAGTTAATCTCTCGCCAGGTACATCAATATTTTTTAGATATGATGATTGTCTTGCAAGTTCAAGGCTTAACTCTGGTATTCTAGCAGAATTTGAGAAAAAGTCAACCTTCGGAAACTTGGTCAAACTAAATTTGAACGCTACTCCTGAGAGAAAATTTCTATTTGCTACTTGTTTTCCGAATGCCGAACTAGTCATTATCTTTTTGATTATTTATTGTCTTTCGGTAAAAACAATTCCTTGTAAATGATCATATTCGTGTAGAAATACTCTTGCAGCAAGACCATCTAATTTTATTTTATGATCTTTTTTATCTTCATCTTCGTATTTTACAACGATTCGATTTGGTCTTTGAATGTTTATAATCTCATCAGGAAAAGATAAGCATCCTTCTTCAAACCAAATATCATCCTCGTATCTTTTGACAATACGAGGATTAAAACAAGTAATTGTTTCCTCTGTTTCGATATTCAACATCATCACAAATACTCTTTCACTTATACCAATTTGATTTGCAGATAAACCAATCCCTTTGTAATGAAACATATTCTCTTTTAGAATACGAGACATTTCACGACGGTCTAAGTCATCACTACAAGATTTTACTCTTTCGTGTAGTATTGGATGTGTGTTAGGTATTAATTTTAGGATCATCTTTTCTAGGATTATTTAGAAACCAAGAAGGACCCTCCATTGAGAAATCTATATAAACCGTTTTTGCATAGTGAGTTCCACGGTAACACAGAAAAGCAAAGACCTCATCTCTGTCATGCTTCTCATCATCCCATTCTGGCATTATTCCTCTACCTAATAAGTGTAACATTTGTCTTTACCTCCTGTAACATTATTTAGGTTTCAAAACATTGACAAAAAAAGAGACCCCCGAAGGAGTCTCTGTTATCTCGAACGAGATATTTATTACATAAGGTTTGTAACCTTAACTCTTCTGTAGTAACGGTTTGTGTTACGTGTGAGTGTTCCAAGTCCCTGAGTTGTACCTTGTGAGAATGGGTTCTCGACCATACCATATCTGGTCTTGAATCCAATTTTAGGTTGGAATGTATCCTGACCAACCGCACGAACCATCTGTAGAGGAACGTATGGGCAGTAGAATAATCCTGCGTCATAAGGTGAAGAACCTTTGTAACCCATTACATAGTACTGAGTTGCAGCTACGTTAGCAGCAAATGGGTCAATGTACACTCTATACTTACCTTGTAACACACCAGCAAATGTATTGCCTGTGTCATCTACATTAAGGTTAGCATTTAAAGCAGGTGTGTAATCAAGTACACCAGCCATTGTTAGTGCAGAAGCAACGTCTGCAGAACATAGGATGATGTTACCCTTTCCGCGACGAGTTCTTTGTGCGATTGCGTTTGCATCTCTTTCGATCTGGAACAATAGTC